CTCGCACGGAAAAACGGTCGTGGGAAGCCTTTAAAAAGGTCCTCACAACCGAATACCAACCCTCAGCTAGAACTATCGTTGAGCTGGGGCAGGCAGCACGTAGGATCGGATCGATCTGTCGAAAGATCCGTCCTACGAAAATTCATCCAGGATGTCTTCACATATCTGTGACGTCATCGGGTGAATACAGCCACAGCCTCCGAAAGGGGGCCCAGGCTGCCGCAGTCGCCGACGCGATAACTCGGATCTTAACAAAGATCCCAGAAGTTGACTCTATCGAGAAAACTCCGTTCGGCGATGCAGTGTTCAAGAGAGGAATCCCTCTCTGGAAAACACTGTTCAGGGAGGAAACTCTGTTAACAAACAGAGAGTTCCTCTCCCGTTATGCCCTAGTTAAGGGCATAGAAGATCGGTTCGTCGGGCTTGATGAAGTCCTAGGCGAACAGATCATGTACGTGGCTTGGAAAGAATCCTGCCCAACCCCCGTACTACGTGCTGAGATAGTCCCAGAAATGGGTAACAAAGCACGAATAGTAACGTTATCAGAATACTGGCTTAACGTACTACAAGCTCCATTGGCTCATCTATTGATTGAAGCCATGAAGTTCCACCCCTCAGTCTTCTCTAGCTTTCACCGACAGGATCAAGCTTTTGAAGCAGTTAAGGGGTTAACTCGGATTAAGGCAAAAGCCTTACGTACGAGTATGAGGGTGGAGTCTATCGACTATCACCCTTGGCCTCAGAAACCGAACACGGTGACTGAGGGAGTGCTGAGTAGCGACCTAAAGGACGCGACCAATGCACAAAACTGGGAGGTAACAAAAATGTTACTTCGCAGTTTCATCTCTGGTTATGGATTGGAATCCAGGCCAGAGTATATCAACTTAGTAATGGACCTTATCGGGCCCAGAATAGTTGAACTTCCAAACTTCGAGACGATAGTCTCGAAGACTGGAATCATGATGGGCGAGGCTATCGCCAAGCCATCATTAACGATCCTAAATCTAGCGATCGAAGAGCTGGCCTTCATCCGGTATACCGAATCGGAGGCACGGCTTTATGACAACCTGCCAGCACCCTATCGGGACTGGCGGTACGTCCACATAGGGGGTGATGACCATCTAGCAAGAGGTCCCACTCCCTATCTCGATACCATCACACGGATACATCTGAGTGCTGGATCGCACATATCTCCTGGCCAACATGGTTGGTCCACGAGATGTGTCAAGTACACGGAGAGACTCCTAAATCTAGGAAATCTCCAGTACGGTGAACCCTTCAACCAGGGTGACTATAGTCGATCGATTATAGTAGACTCGGTGAAGGTCCGCCTTCTTGAACGAGGTCAGTCGACCTTGATGAAGAAGGACAACAAGAATGTGGCGATTGGTAAATCGGCACAACTTGGAGGGTGTTTAGAGTGGTTGCCGAATGACAACCGCTACTACACCTACAGTAAAAAGGACTCAATTCGAGCTCTTTTTATTGAACGAATGGGAGAGTTGCTACCTAGAAAGGCACGCAACCCTAAAGCATTCGCAGCCATACACCTACCAACAGCAGTTGGGGGCTATGGCTTAGGGCTGAAACGAGACACTAAAAAGTGGCTCGAAGCAAGCCCAGAACCCACACAATATTTTGTATTCAAACTATTTATGGGTCAGGCGGTAAAGAAGGATCTCAGAGTACTGAGACAACTTAATACCAACACCTCCCGTCGTGGTGTAGCAGATTTGCTAGACTACCAGGAGGAACTTTGCGAGAAGCTCAACCGAATGGCTGAAGCTTCTAGAAGGATTCCACTGCATTTGCAGCGAGGAAAACCTATCGCAATGAACTGGTGGGAACTGAAGCATCAATTCCCAGCAGATAACGCTAAGAGGACTGTCGCCCTCGCCGCGGATAACAATATTCTCTCTGTCGAGGAATTTGTTAAAAGAGTGACTAGAGGAAATCTCTTCCAGGAACTCTTAATTGGTACTAAAGACCTAAAGGTCTTTAACACCAATAAATATGTCGATACCTACCGAAAGGTGGTATGGCCATTTGGGAGGCAACGAGGGATCCATATATGGAACCCTTCTTTGACTCCTTATCGTCCGAACAGATAGCTACCGCTATCCAAGGGGCGACGCCACTGTGGTTCATCGATATTTCGAGAGAATCAGTGGAACCAATACTGTCTACAACGCAAACCCCAACAGGGGAAATTGTTGAACAGTATCGTCTGTCTGGTGGGAGCTTAATAAAGCTACATACACAGAGACTACCGTCCCTGAATATATCCCGCCAACGACTAGGTGTGAAACTATAGTTCCGCACCACAGTTAAGCAGACCGATAAAGGTACACTCTCGTAAGAGGTACCACGATCAACTCAACGCATAGTCATG